ATGGCATCGATAGCAAAACGGGACGGTTCATGGCGAGTGCAGATCGCGACGCTGGGCGTTAGGGACTCAAAGACCTTCAACACAAAAGCCGAGGCACTGGCTTGGGCAGCGAAGCGCGAGACGGAAATACGCGAGGGCGAAGCAACCGGGATTCAAAAGGGACGTACCCTGGATGACGCTTTCCGCAGGTACGAAAAAGAGGTGTCGGCACACAAGCGGGGCAAGCGTCAAGAAATCCTGCGCATGGGGGCGATCGGTCGCTACGAAATCGCCGGGACACCTCTAAGCGATATGAAGCTGGCGGATATCACGTCGGACATTCTGGGCCGTTGGCGCGATCAGCGTCTCACCGTCGACGAGGTAAAAGGCTCTTCCGTAAACCGCGACCTCAACCTACTGTCCCACGTATTCGCATCGGCCACAAAGGAATGGAAGTGGATCGCCAAGTCGCCGACCACTGACGTACGGCGCCCGGCAGATCCGCCTGCGCGCGATCGCTTGTATTCGGACGACGAGATCGAACGGATATGTTTTGCACTCGGCTTCGACCAAGTGGAGACCGAGCTGGCCACCACTGGATACCAACGCGTAGCCGTTGCATTCCTGTTCGCGATCGAGACTGCGATGCGGGCTGGCGAGATCTGCAGCTTGGTGGCCAGCGATATCGTGGGCCGGACCGCCACGCTCCGGCAGACCAAGAACGGAACGAAGCGCGGTGTCCCACTGTCGCGCCGCGCGGCGGAGCTGCTAAGCCTGCTGCCGGAGGTGCCTGACGACGAGCCACTGTTCGACCTCACTTCTGGATCACTCGACGCCCTATTCCGCAAAGCGAAGAAGCGCGCCATGATCGACGACGGCACGTTCCACGACACCCGCCACCTGGCAATCACACGCTTGGCGAGGAAGCTCAACGTGCTCGACTTGGCGCGAATGGTTGGACATAAAGACCTACGACAGCTGCAGGTTTATTACAACGAAACAGCGGAATCAATGGCTGCAAAACTGGATTGAGTGTCTATTGACAGACAAATCCGCGCGGTTTATCCACAGCTTGTTTAAGATTTTTGCCCTAGATGCACATAAAATGCGCACTACGGTTTCGCCAATGTTAGCGCTCGCTAACCGCGCGCCGCCCTTCGTTTGGGCAGCCCTAGAAAGTCAAGAGTTCACACGCTTATAAACGGAGAATATTGACGATTTATTCACTTGCCGCTGCGGGTAGCAGCCCCTACAATTAGTACTCACATGCAGAAGAGCACTAGATGTAGTGGTCGTGAAGTATGGAAATTGGAGCAAGTCAGTTGTGGCGACCGACTTGCTCCGGAAGTGAACCCAACCGCTTTGGAGGCGGATTTAGCGAGTTGCTAGAAAGGCAGGGATCAGATATGGCTAATACCCATATGATCAGAAGATCATCAGGCAGACCGTCCTGAAGACGAGGCTCGTTTTCAGGACTCCATTTTATGCCATTAATTCAATGCAAGGCTACCCACCTTGAAAATTTTGATGTGTAAGGAGTCAATATGACAATGTGTACCATTCGCGTCGAACTGCACGACGCTAGCTGGTTCGACTACAGCAACCTCGCAACGAACCTCCAGAATTGCGGTATAACCGACGTGATCACTGCCAACAATGGCGAACGCTTTAAGATGTCGCCAGGCCACTATAATTACGATGGTTGGAAGTCTTTCGACCAAGTCTACAATGACACTGTGGCCTGCGCGATGATGGTCGGGAAACGTCATGCTGTGACCGTGAGTCATATCAGCGAAAACCGATGGATCGGCCTTCCACGCGTCTGACGTAAGTCAAGGAACGGTCAGCGGTCGATAGTGAAGCGTGCAGTACAAGGGTTGCCGCACTTGCAGCAACCCTTTATTTTCTGGGACGCCAATGATGCATGGGGCGTATTGGAATAGGGCGCCAAGAAGTTACGTCAAAGTTACGCTGAAAAATCTTGACTTTCCTAGAAATTTGACAAACAGGAACGCGAATGCTATTATTTGTCCGTTGAGATTACCTCAGCAAAAATGCGAAGCCCCAAATTCATTTGGGGCTTTTTTTATTGGTGAAATAGAACTAGAACGGAGACTGTATGACAACACGTAAATGGAAAATTGAGGGAACCGATGGTCAACTTTATACGGTAGTAGAGCGCGTGCTACCCGGACGACCATCTAATCCTCTTAATGGGAATCGAGCCACCGTCCCAACTGGAATGGTCGACTTTGTACTTGCAGACGGCTCAGATGTCTTTGACGAACCGCCAGGTTTCTGGACGACTATGGGAGGAGTGAGACTGCCTAAGCCGAACAATTTGTAATATGATAACCACGGCTTCAGGATTGTGATTCCTGTTGTCGTGGGTTCGAGCCCCATCAGCCACCCCACAGAATTCGGTTGTAATACAAAGGGTTACATGCTTCGAGCTTATAACCCTTTTTTATTTTTGGAAGATGAGTTCCAAGTTTTGGAAGATCTCAACTGACGACCCGATCAACTAGCCATCTCGAACAATGTGATTCCAACAATGTCAGATTTACAAGGTAATAATCTTCAAGCTCGTGCGGTCGTAGCGGCAGTGAGCGAACTTCTATTCGCCCTTCTTCCTTTTGCAGTTGTCTTCATCGTGTTCGCTTATCAACAGCGGGCTTGGTACGAATACATTATGGCGCCTGAGTGGGCGTTCGCTTCGGCCCTCTTATTTGGGCAGTCGATAGTGAAGATTGTGCAGGGCACTTTGAATCTGGGGAAAGGTATCAACGTCCCTGCAGTTATGCTTACGATCTCTCTCTTGATCATCGTAGGACTGGTACCCTCTATGGTTTTGCTAGCAATTGTGCTAACTGGCAAGGATGCCCCGCTCTGGATGGGAATCACTCAAGTGATCCTTGCCATCGTAGCCGGAGTGTTTTTTGTTATTTTCGCTGCAATCGCTCACGAGTACTCGACGTCAACGTCAACGTCGACGTGAAGTTTTTCGTTGATAAGTAACACAGCATCCTGTGCTCGTTGATCTGTGCAGGCGACTACGTGAAGCACACCCCCATGATGCATGGGGGTGCGCTCCTTTGGGGAATAGCAGGAGTTTGACGAAGCTACGCTGAAAGTTACGCCAGGAGGGAGAAATGGGCAACGAGATTTACGACGACCTTAACGAACTGCCGGCGGCGCCACGCGTCGACATTACGGAACCCGACCTCGTGCTGTTGAAGCGAGCGGCGCTCGCGATCGGCGCGATGCGCGTTGAGGTAATCGATGGCGAAGGCTACGTCAACCTGCACTTCTCCGACGGGTCGATTGTGCACAGCTGGAATCCGCTCATGTTCAGCGGCGATGCGTTCGACCTAGCTGTGCGGCTCCGGTTTGAGGTCTACATCCACGAGCACGACACGCGCGCTGTGAGTGGCAATCTGCAGTCGGCCTCCGAGCAGCACGGCGACGACGCCGGCGGCGCCACTCGCAGGGCCATCACCTGCGCCGCGGCCGAAATCTAGAATAAGCCAGCCGTTTCAACGGCACGATCCCAGCTGTCAAAGATGACCTCATTCCGCTCAACGCTAGCGCAGGGGCTTCACTTTCAGGAGGATGCCGGGAGTTAAGCATTGCACGCCACCAGAAACAGAGCTACTCTTGCTCAACAATAATGAAGGGAAGCTTGTCATGCTGTGGAGACTTTTGGATAGAATTCTGCCGACTCATGCGTGGGTCATGTCCGATGATGAGTCGTCGCGCCACTGCTCAGTCTGCGGCGCCACATGCGTGGAAGAGGAAGAGGTAGTGCCGATGGGTGGCCGTCCGATGTGGGTGGGGCGTGAGCGGGGCAACCGCAGCGTGCACACTGAATGGCAATCAGGCCGACTCGCCGCATTCTTCCGACGCTCGCGCGGCTCCAAGCCGGTCGCCTAATACAGCGCGTCACTACCTTGACCAGGCCTGAACCGTCTTCGCATGGCGCGCTGCGCACTCCGCATACTGGCGCAGCAGGTCGATAGCCCAAGCCTGCCATGCATCGTAGTCGTCGGCGCTAGGCCGCTCGACAGTCGGGCACGGCGCAGCCAGCGCGCTATCGAGGGATGCTTTTGTTGGCGGCGTCGATTGCGGCGTCGAGGTTGCGCACGCGGTCAGCATCAGGCACGCAACCAGCAGGCAGAGGTTTCGCATTGCGCAGCTCCTTGGTGAGCGCCGACATTCGCGGCGCCAGAGTGGATTGAATGGCGGCGAACTCGGTCGCGGCCGTGGTGATGCGCGCGGCATCGGCCTGCAGCGTGGTCAGCGCCAGCTCAGACTGGCTGCGCATGGTTTCCGCGTGCGCGCGTTGCAGCTCGGCGATCTCGGCGTCGCGCCGCCAGCCGTTCGTGAGCCAGCCGGCGGCGCAGGCCAGAGCCATGGCCAGCAGCAGGCCCAGGCCGGCCGCCAGCACGCGGTACTGGGCAGGAATCATTGGACCTCCATGCATTTACGGTGCCGCTCTAGCTGGCGCGTCCACACGCCCGGGCAGATTCTGTTGCCAGGGATCGAGCAGTCGTAGCCACCAGACTTCTTGTAAAGCAGCAGCGCGCTGCAGGCCTGCGGGTAGCGGCCGGCGAACAGCTCACGCCGCATCGACGACGTCGACCAAGCGCCAGTGCCGTACTGGTAGATCCAGTCCATGTAGACGTCGTACTCGGCCGGGTGCAGTGCGACGCCCGGGATCGACGCGCGGAAGGACTGCTCTTCGCGCGACAGGTGCGCAGCGGCGCGCTGGATGGCGCGGACCGGCGTGGTGCGATCGCCCAACTTCACCGGCGCGCCGTCTTCCTTGAACGTCGAGCCAAACCCGACCGTCGGCCGGTCGTTCTTCGTCGGAATGACGGCCGTCTCGGTATAGCCCTCGCTCGACAGGATGCCGACGAACGCGGCCGCACTGAGGGTCAGGCTGCTGACCAGAATGCGAACGCGCTTCATTCGGCGGTCAACGCCGGTTGCGCCACGACGCGCGCGATCGCGGCGCCGAGCGAGGTCAGGCCAGCGGCCACCACCAGGATAGGCGCGGTGCCGCCGGCGTACAGGTGCATGCCGGCCTCGATGGCCGATGCGAAAGCGGCCAGCAGCGAGAAGCGTACCGACCAGAGTTTCGGGAATTGCGCGCGTGCGTCGTCGATAAATTTCATGGTTTTTCCTGTATTGGCAAATGCGGTTTTGCTTCGGGAGCCTGAAGCTGCGCGAGGAATTGCGCCAGGCGCACTTCCCGTTCGTGGCACTCGAGCTCAGCCAGCCGGTCCTCGCGCGAGTTACGTTGGTGCGTGTACCAGGCGTTCAGCAGGAAGGTCAGCAGCGCGGTGAGAATGCCGACGATGACGCCGACCTCCGTGAGGGTCAGGGAGGTGGCAACAGTTACTGCTGCGCCGGCGTAGCTGCCGACTTCCGGCGGGGTGGTCTTGCTGATGCTCATTGCTGCCTTTTGACGTGATGCCGGCAGACATGAGAGCTACCGGAAAACACCAGTGTCTCGACATCACCTCAACAGTTCTTTAAAGACTGAGAAAATCTAGACCCTTGTGACGCTTTTGTGCCCGTCGAAATACTGAGCCCGTCACAATCCAGCTGCTGCGATGAACAGCTCGTCGGCCTGCTCCTCGCTCAAGCCCAAAATGCCGGCCATCATTTCCACGAACGGCGACTGCCGCTCCCACGTCGGGCGGTAGTCCCATGCGTTCTGAACGCGCCATTTCGTGTCCGGGTCTTCGATCGCGTCAATGGCGGGTTGGACATTGGCAAACAGGCCGACGTTGTACAGCGCTTCGCGGCCTTGGCCTGATGAAATCTGCTGGGGGACTGGCGGCTTACCAGCTACTGCGGCGCGCGCTTTTATTTCGGCCAGTTCGTCGGGGGTGGCATCCCGCACGACGCCGTCTACCATTACTTGAATAGTCATTATGAATTCCTGTGACCGAAGACGCGGACGGTTCCAGCCGAGATCGAGGCCGCCCCTTGCGGAGAGAACAGCCGAAAGCCGCTCGCTGACGTTGGTTTTGTTTGCAGCCCCTCCACCACAATCGGAACGAAATAAACCGAATCGTACGGAAGCATTCCACGTGCGCTTACGCCCTTAGGCCCAGCACCGTTCACGTTCTTGATTTCAATGGTCAATACACCCTTCATAGCCGTATGTATGACTCCAATAGTGAAAGCATTGTTAGGGGCTCCAACTTGATTCCCGGCAGACGTCATGTAATAGCTGCCATCAGTCGCTGGCGTCCCGCCGTATGCGAGAACTACATTAATTTGTGCTGCAGAGCTTAGCGAAATACCTTGGACTTCAATCGTGTACTTATCGTAATCCGCGCTGAATATGTTCAAGAAATCGATATTTGCCACCGGTGTCGTAATAACGGCAGGGGGGCCGAGAGCAAGCATGCCATTTGCACCAGGCTGGCCGCGATCGCCATTTCGCTGGAAAAACAGCATCAGCGCATCGCCCGCAGAGAACGGGCTCGGCGAGCTGCTATCGGTGCATACGACAGCGAGATTGCGGTAGCCAGATGGTGCCGCACGAGCGGTGACATCAAAAGTCAGCCACTTACTCAGGTCGCCCTGCTTCACCAAGCGGATCGAACCCTTGATGACGCTAGTCGAGCCGTCCATGGTGTCGATCAACGTCGTATAGTCCTGGCCGCCGGCGGCCAAGTCCAGGCGCAGCACCGTGGCGGTGTTCTGCGTTGCGCTCGACAGGCGCAACTTGCCCGCTCCAGGGTCAGCGTCGGCAGTCGCGGAGTCGAAGATGTACGGTAGCGCATACGCACCACCCGCAAGGGCCGCATTAAATGCCCCTAGGGATTCGTTAACTTCCCTCCCCCACTTCGGGAAGTTTTGGAAAACGTAAGCCACCAGGTTATCAAATACCTTTTGCTCCTGTGACCGATTCGGCATCTGCGATTCGTCAAGGAATGTAGTAATACCAGCCATTAAACGGCTCCTTCAATTGAGAAACTCATGAGTGATTGTTTTTGATATTGGATAACTGTTTTAAAGCTGCTATAACGGCCAGCCACGATCGGACCACCGGATGGCCCAGCAAACCAGATTTGCATTCTTTGGCGCCGTTCAAAAAGCCGGCCCTGCAAATAGTCGATCTGGCCGTTATCAACCTTCACGTCGAAAGACATACGTTTTGCATACGGGCGGAACACGGTGCTACTGGTCCCATCGAAATTAAATGTGGTGCTTGAAAAGTCTTTGCCTTCCATGGCCAATCCGAGCAGGGTCGGGCCGAATTCATCGACCGGCCCTACTGCAGCCATCCCACACTTGGCCGTGCCGCCAGCCCTGCGGATGCAAATCGTAATCAGCGGGTTGGCATACACCGGCAGCTTCAAAGTGCTGAAATAGTCCTTGCGTCTGGTCGGCTTGAAAAACCAGTTGAAGAACGAACTGCCAGAGGTGGACTCCACCAGCTCGTCAGTCTCGCTGTACACAAGCCCTTCGACCTGGTCGACTACGCTGATGCGCACTTCGTCGCCCAGCAGGTTGCCTAGATAGACCGCTTGGCAAATCGTTTCCGGCGCCACAACCAGCAGGATTTCGTCTGCAAACTCAGTTTGCGTGTTGTTGTATTCATCAAGCATCTTGCGGCGATTCGTCACGCCACGCGGTGTCCATGCCGTGGTATCGGTCAGCGCCTTACCGACGTTGTTGGCAATGAGCGACTGATAGACTTTCTGCGACGCCGACTCATGAACGAGCGCGTCTTTCGCATAGGTGGCCGTTAGGCTGTGGGCGGGTTCGTCAATAGGGACGTTGCTATACACGACGCCTGCACCGGACCCGATCACCTCACCTGCATCGAGCAGCACGTAAGGCGCCTTGCTCAGGTCCTCCGGATCGTAGGTAACCCGCAGCGTGTTTGGCGGCGCCATCTGCCGCACGCCATTGCGGTCGTGATACGGGGCCGAGGTGGCGCGGGTGCAGGTCACCACGCCCATGGCTACTGGATCGGCGACAATCATGCTGGAACTCCTGGGATTACTTTCATTGCAAGTGGCGTATCGCCGTTGATGGCTGCATCCAGATGGCTGGCGGTTGCCTGCGCGCCTTTGGCGATCGCGACGTTTTCCGCGCTGTTGTCCTCGCGCAGCAGCGTCACCTCAGCGCGCAGCGCGCGCACCTCGGCAACCAGAACGGCGTTTCCTTCGCTTGGGCTGGACAGTTGCCCCATTAGGTTGCGAGTCTGTTGCGCGTTGAAGATCCGTGCAGCACCTGTCGCTTCCAACTCCGGTCCGTTCTCGCCAACAATGCGCCAGCCGCCCGAGTGGTCACCGCCTGCCGCGAAGCCCGGTATACCGTTGAGCTTTTTGTACTCGTCACTTTTCTGGGCTGCTTTCACGAAGTCGGCAGTTTCAGCAGCATCCATGGTCGAGCCGTACGCTTTCATCCAGAAGGACAAACCCTCAGCATCTGGCTTGCGCCCCAGGACGCTCTCGTAAAGTTTGTTGAGATCGGCTTCCGTTGAGCTGGCGATGCCATTGACAATCTGCGATACCGGCGTGCCACTAGCCGCTGCGTTGTTCCACCACTCGAAGCCAGCGGCATCCGGTGCGCGGCCCAAGTGTGTCTGGTATGCCGAATTGATGGCCGAGCCTGCCGCCACGACCGGATTGCTTTGCGCGGCAAGCACTGCCGCTCGGAGCGCTTTCACAGCATCCAGGATCGACAGGCCCGTCGTGCTCTGACCCTTGAGGATGTCGATCTGCTCCTGCTCTTGCTTGAGCATCGCGTCATACGCATCCAGTTGTTCCTGCAGGGTTTGCAGCGCGCGCTCTTCCGTAGACAGCGCGGCGTCCGACAGTGCGGCCAAGTCCGACATGTCGTTGCGGGTCGAATAGAAATCGCGCTGGTAATCCGCGAAGCTTTCAAACTGCGAGCTTGCATCAGCCGACAGCGCGCCTAACGTTGCCTGCAACTTGGCTGAATCAGGGAACGCACCGCCTGCGCGCGCGGTGGCCAGGAAGCTGCGCAGATCGCTCTGAGCGCCCGCACGTGCCACGACTGGATCATCCGGTGCCTGCATGCTGCTGATCGTGCTACGCAGGCTGTCAGACACCGCGCGGATCTTGTTGGCTGCTTCGGTATGGGTGGCGATCTGTGTTTGCAGAGCCGTGCGTTCGCGGTCGATGACGCGCTCCAGCATGGCAAACGTGCTGTCGACGTTGCTCAACAAACCGGCCGCCGCGTCTTTGGCCGACTGCACCGCCGATGCTTCTGCCTGGAGCGCTTGGATGCGATCCCAAAGCGGGCGGTTGCCTTCGTCCAGTGCGGCGCGTTCGCGCGCCAGCAGTTGCTCGCGCGTCATCGTCAGCTGGTCGAGCTGCTCCTGCAACGTGGTGCGTTCCTGCGCCCGCTTCTCTTGCGCTGCCGCTTCGGCCTGCAGGCCCTGAATCCGGTCCCACAGCGGCCGGTTGGTTTCGTGAAGAGCGGTGCGCTCTTTGGCCAGCAGTTGCTCGCGCGTCATCGACAGTTCGTCAATCTTGTCCTGGAGGGTGATGCGCTCGTCAGCAATCTCCTGCATCGACATGCTCAGATCCTTGGCCGCCGGGTACACCTTGGCGAATGCGTCGGCCAGGCTCATCATGACGGTGAACTGCTTGGCACCCGCCTCGGTGGTCTTGTCGATGCCCAGTGCGGCATTCTTGAATTCGGCGCTGTTGTCGACCCAGGCCATGCCGATGCTGGCGAGCTGGTCAGTAACGAACTTCTGCACTGGCGCCAAGCGCTCGGCCTCGGTCAGGAAGTTGTCGGCAAAGGAGCTTACCTGGCTGGCCAGCGCGCTGATGCCGCCAGACATGTCGATCAAACGCTCGCGGGCAGGCACGCTGGCAATGCCGGCCGCACCGACCGTGGACCCGATCGACGCCATGATGGCATCCAGGCTCTGGTAGTTCGAAGCGACCCGAGCCAGGGTTTCGAGATAGCCCTCGCCTACTTTCTGGAACGTCTCCAGGCCAGCCACGCCAGATGCTGCGAGGTTGTCGCCAACCTTGGAGAACACCGCCTGGAGCTCTTCCTGGATCTCGTCATCCGACAAGCCTTTGAGACTGACCTTGCCGATGTCCACGACGAAGCTGCTCAGCTGCGCATTGAAGCTGTCGGCACCAAGTCCAAGGATGGTGCCGGCTTTGAACACGGTGTCGTACAGCGAGGTGAGTACGCTAGTGATCTGGCGATTTCCTTCGGCGCCCAGCCCTTCCATCTTCACGCTGGTCTTATCGCTGCCGAACCAGCCACCGTCCTTCTTCACGTCGGCGTACTGGGACGCGTTGACGCCACCCGTAAGAATGCTACCGTAGCTCGATTTGTCCAGCGTGAAGCCGGTGTCTTCCACCGTTTGCTTGCCGCCGAAGACGCTGCCCAGCGCCTTGCCGATGAAAGTCTTGCCGATGGCAGCGCCCAGCACGGCGCCCAGAGCCATACCGATAGGGCCGCCAAGAAGCAGACCGATCTGGCTGGTACCCATACCGACGTAGGCGCCAGCCATTGCACCGCCAATACCGCCAGCCGCAGCACCCCCAATGCCGATCGCCTTCGAGTCGAACACGTTTTTATTCATGTCCTTGCCGAATTCGCCGGTCACGCCCGTCGTGCGCACGAGCAGCGATGCGAACTGGCCGATGCCCGACTCGATGTTGCGCAACGAGATCAGCATATCGTTGTTCACGCCGAGTGTGTCTTGCGACGACTGCTCGATCTCGGCCAGCGCGCGTGCGATCGACCCCGACTTCGCGTCCGACCCCAGCACAGTGCCAGTGCCCTGCTCTTTCTGGCGGGACTCAGACAGCCTCACGCTGCTGCCGCCCGAAACGCCACCAATGGCCACACCCAAGCCAGCAACGATTGCCGCCATTGCAGCCATGCGCACTGGTGCCGAATATGGGTCACCAGCGCCCTGCCCCAACACCGCAGCAATGCCCTTCGGCACGAGCTCGGCCATCGTCATCGCCAACTCGGCCGCATGGAATACTTTAGACACCGTCATTAGCGCCTGGTACCCACGGCTCTGCTCGCCGAAGAAGCCAGCCGCAGCGCCCGCCATGTCGCCGTATCCGGATAGTCGGTTCTTGGTTTCCATCTCGCTCAGACGCGCGAGGTCCTGCATGTTCTCCATTTCGGTACGCTGACCGCTGGAGAACGCGAGCGCCGCATTTTGCCGTTGCTCATCGATCGCTGCCTGCCGCTTGCCGAATCCGTCGAGCGTAGATGTCAATGCGGACAGCGCGGTGCCGGCGCCCCCAAGCGATTCGCGTAGGGCTTCGCCGAACGACTGTGCCTTGGCAGGGTCAAGGAACTCGTCGAGACTCTCAGCGGCCTTCTTTCCGGCGGTGAATATATCAACTTGGCCAGTCGCAACCGCGCTGCGTTTCTTCGCGGCGATCAGCTTTTCTAAATTCTCAATCTCGTCCAGAGTCAAACCGAGCGACGATCGTTGCGCCAGCTGCTCTTCCAGGCGCGCCAGCTCTAACGCTTCAATCTGGCCTTTTGTCTTACCGAATGTCAGGGCAAGTTCTTCATTACGGTCTGCCTCAGTGATTGCATTCTCAATCGCCTTGGCTACGCTGGTTTCATACGCAGCCCTCATCTTGCTGTATGACTCCAAACCTGCCGCCGCACGCTTGTTCGATTCGATTACCTCCAGTTTCGTGACAAGCTCCTTGGCTTGGCTTTCCAGATAGGAATATTGAATAGGAGTGAGCTTTCCTTTCATCTCAGCCAATTGTTCGGTCAAGCTGAGCTGCTCCTGCTGGCTCGCGAGCAAGGGGGCGCCTGCACTAAGTTCGAGATTGGCCTGAACGATCTTTGCCTGAATGGCTTTCGTCAGATTTTGATAGGCGTTGGCTTGCTTCTCTGCATCCTTGTCTGCGGCGTCGCTGCCGGGCTTGTAGCCGTTGAGATCTTTATCTTTCGGCTTTTCGTCTGCCTGCGGCTTTGCATCAACAGCTTTCGCAGACAGTCTTTTTTTAACTGCCTGTTCGAACATATTGCCGTCAGCGTTGTAGAACGCTGACCATTTCGCATTAGCAGCCTCCAAAACTTGATTTCGCTCAGCGACCACCTTTTTCAGGTCAGCAAGAGGCGATCCACCTTTGGCCAAGGTGAGGCCCATGTTCGCAGGAGAGGCCGTCCACAGCACCTCAAGGTCGGCGGTGATTACTTCCACGCTACTTGCGAGAGCTGAAAATCCACGGACTGCCAGTACTGCGACGTCAGCTACACGAGCGATCCCCATTGCAGCCATCCCAGCCCACTCGGCAATTTCACCATTGTCGATCAGGCCGTCTTGCGCTTCGAGTACATCGGTAAAACCTTCCGACAGACCGGTCAGCGCGGGCAATGCCGCCGTTACGATCGACGTGAAGGCTTGATCTGTGCGCTGGCTCAGCATTCCGAACTTGTCTTGCAAGTCAGTTGCTTGCTTAACTGCCTCTGGGGTAACGCCGGAAAATTTATCGACGTTGTCTGCCAGGTCATTCAAGAATGGCAGAAGGTCCGCGCCGGATTTGCCGAACAGGTCAGTTACGACAGCAGCCTTTCCGGCACCGTCTTCGTACTGCGCGAGACTTTTGGCAACTTCGATCATGACCTGGCCAGGGTCCCGCAGCTTACCGGCGCTGTCTTTAGCTGATACGCCAATAGCCGCCAGTGCTTTGGAAGTCCTGCTCGACTTGTCGTCAACGGTCGTGAGGTTGCGCGCCAGTTTCACCATAGCGGGATCGACAGTCCCGGCAAAATCCACGCCGAACGTTTTGGCCACTCGCTGGATGCGCGACAGGCTTTCGACACTGGTACCGATCTTCTGTGACAGATCGTCCAGTTCGCCCATTGAATCGAGGACGCCGACTACCTTACTGCCGAGGGTAGCCAGCGATACACCAGCGATTGCGAACGACGTGACATTACCGATGGTCGACTGCAACCCAGTGAACCGGTCGTTCAGCGAGTTCATCTGGTTCGAGATATTTTGAAGCGACTGGCCATTCATCTGGCGCAGCGCATCAGCAACGCTCTCCACGCGCCGGCGGCTTTCAGCAGCACCGTCGACAACCATTTCAATAAGTGCGCGTGGGGAGGTCATGAGGTTTCCTAGCTGTTTCTCTTATGCGCCCACTCTTCCAAGCAAGCGCGCTCCATCATTTGAATCAGCAGAAAGAGCTTCTGCTGCGCCTTCTTTTTCAGTCCCCGTAGTCGGAGACATGTTTCCACGCCGGGGTAATTCAGACCGGTCGCCCCGCCCATCCCAGCGCTCCACTGGGTCTGCACCGCGAGCCACATAGAAAAGGCTTCGTCGTTCTCTGGCCAAAGCCAGTACTCATCTTCCTGCAGCGCTACGCCGCCCTCGGCGCAAAGGCCCATGGCGGCAAGCGCTTCATTGACGTGATCGTGTTCAGCTGGAGCATCGGTGCCAAACTCGATTTGGCCGCGCGCCATCAGGCGCACGACCTCCGTTAGTTTTTTGCTGTGGCCGATACCTGTTCGAGGTATGCGTGCATGATCAGCATCGGCAATCCAGCGTTATCGATCATCTGGTCGAGTTGCTCGCGGGCGAAGGGTACTGCTTCGCCGCTCGCATCCAAGACGCCATCCCAGCCTTCAGCGACGTTTTGCACGAAGCCCTTGACCTCGCCCTGCTTGTCTTTCATGACGCTGTCGATTTCAGCCTGGGTAAGGCGCTTGCAGTGCAGGGTGAAGTCGAAGGCGACAGGCTTGCCGTCTTCGCCTGGCAGCGCGCCCTTGACGCGGACAGGGAGTTTGTTCAGCCGTACGAGTTTGAACGCCATGGCGTTTCCTTTCAGTTGTAAATGTGAGGGTTTTCGTTACAGGACGACGATGCGCCACTCGTCGTTGCCGTTGACCGGGACCAGGCGAACGTCGAAGCCGATCAGGCGCTTGCCGTTCAGTTCCGATTTGCGCGGATTGGTCAACTGGGCGGCGGGTGCGAAGACGAGTACCTTGTTGCCGGCAGCGGTGCCGATGGTGAAGCCCAATGCCTGCGTCTCGTTGGCCTTGACCGACGCCATCATCGCGACCTCCTGCGCCGCCGTCAGTTCCAGCTCAAGCGTTGCAGTCGACTGGCGGTCCGAGATATCAACGGTCTCGGTGCTGAGCATCGCGCTGAAGTTCACCACGTTGCCGAAGTTCAGTTCAAGGCCGGTGCTGTTGTAGACAGTGCCGCCACTGAGCGCACCGGCAGCGTACGTACCGCCCAGCGTGATGTCGATGACGTTCGCCTTGGTCATGGCGACAGGCTTCTTCCACGGCGTGAAGACGCCGGTGGCATTCGGGACCACAGCGATGCCGCCGTCCAGGCCGGTCCACTCGAAGCGCAGCATCGGGCGTTCGCCCACCTTTGCAGACAGGGTGCAGTTACCCATCGAATCCAGTAGCTTGTGCAGCGCGCCATCATCGTAGTAGTACTGGGTGAGCATCTTGAGCGACGTGGACACTGGGGTGTATTCCACTCGCGCCGGGGAGGCCAGCAGACCTTCGGCAACGGCGCAGCCCTGCAGCAGCTGGCCCCAGGCCGGCGCGGTGCCGGCCACGCCGGAACCAGCCAGCTCGACCGCATACGTCAGCTTGACGCTGGCTGGGCCGACCAGCTGCTCGCTGCCACCGAAGTAGCCACGGATCAGCGAGCGGTCGATAGCCTGCGCGTCGAGCGGCGTGATGCTGCCTTCCGACATGAGCACGGCATTAGCCGCACCGGTTGGCGCCGCATCCACGCCGGGGGTCGTCTGCACTTTGGCTGTGACGAGGGTGCTCTTGATCAGGCGGGGCATCGCTTACTCCTGGTTGGCCGAGCCGTCGTAATCGACGGCTGCAGCTGGGGTTTCGTCGGCAGGGACTGGGACCGGATCGTTCGAGATCCACTCCCAGCGATCTTGGTCAAACGTCCAGGAACCACCGCCAGGCGGCTGCGGGATTTCGCGCGCATCGGGCAGCGCGATTGGGGTCTTGTCGATATTCATGTCAGCTCAATGTGAAGTTGCTGGTGCGGTGATCTGCGGTGTAGGTGAGTCGGACCCACCCGGTTTTCTTTCCGTCCGTCGTGTTCTCTGCTTCAACGCCGATCACCTGCAGATCGGTGACGACGCCGTCCAAGGTAGAGTTGGCGGCCAAGCGTGCGAACACAGCCTTGAGCAGCGGGTCGACCGCGAGGTCGCCGCTCTCACTCGTGCCGCTTGCATAGCATTCGACGGTGAGACGAGTCGTCCAGTCGATGGGCGCTCCGTTGATCGTGCCGCCGGTTGGCACCGACTGGTCCCACTGCACGCTGATCGCCAGCTTGTCTTGGTCTGGCACTGCCATGGCTCGTGCGCGGTAGATTGCGTTGCACACGGGCGGCTGCGCCTCCAGCGCCGCGATGACTGCGCTCACGATGTTTGCGAACGCGGTCCTCATGCGGCCACTGTCAGCGTGAGAATGGTCAGGCCGGTGTTGTCCGGGTCGGCGTCGACGATCTCGTAACGCACCGCGTCGATCGTGATTTCATGCCCGACAGGTTCAGCCATCACGGCGATGCTCGCGACGGTGACGACCGGGCTGCTGGACGCCACGCCCATGCCCAGCTGCGCTTCGCTGGCCAGGTTGCGGAAGATGCCCGGCACGACCGCGCCGCCGATCGTCACCTGCTTGTTAGCCAGGTGATTCAGGACGGCGCTGTTCGCGGCCAGCTGGAGGTTGGCGAAGAGCATGCGCGTGAGTTAGCGGATGACGCCGTCGAGCAGCACGGTCGCGCTGGTCTCGGTGCCGCCCTTGGCTGCGGTCAATGCGCCGACCAGGGTGTTGTTGGTGGCGGTCGTGGTCAGACGCTTCGCGGTGTTGTCCCAGTAGATCTTCGCGCCGGCCGCGCCGGTGTCGGCAGTTGTAGCCGCGAGGGAGTACACGCCAGTGCGCTTGATCTCGACCTGAGTACCCTGCAGGGCGTCGTTGCCGGCGATGCCGAAGAGTGCGCCGACCAGTACCGCCTGGCCGCTCAGCACGTTGGCTGGCGCAATGACGGTGAGCGTGTCGCCGGTCTGGATGAAATTCTTCATGTTCGATTCCTGTGATGGATGGATGGGCTGGCAGCGGCGACTTACTTGCCGACGCCCTGATACAGACCACGGTGGTCCACGACCTTGGCCGCGAAGTCGAGGCGACACTTCCAGGTCACGCCGTCGATCTCGAAGCCGTTTTGGCTCTCGATGACCGGGCCTTCTGCGCCATCCAGGTAGCAGTACTCGACGGTGTCGACCTGGCTGTTGTTGCTGGCGAGGTACCATGCGTCGGGGCTCATGGCGTCGAGGATCGGTTCGACGATCGGCTCGACAGCCGTGCGGCCACCGCTGCGGAATTCATTAATGTCGCTCTGTTTGGCCGGCACGTAGTTCGCGCTGGTCAGAGCGTAGGCATCCTGTTCCAGCGAAGCCGGGACGATCAGGAAGTTCGGCGCCAGGTTCAGCTCTTCGTTTTGCAGGCCCTTCTGCAGGCGCATTGCAGTGCGGCCGGCCTTCAATGCCGCCAGCGACAGGGCCGAGCCACCACCCGTGCCAATGTTCTTGTGGTCGGTATCGAACAGCTGCTTGCCGTCGCCCATCGTCGGGTTGCCCGTCAGTTGGCTGTACACCAAGCGGTTTTCCAGGCGGCTCGAACTTGCGCCGAACGCCGAGACCAGGCGCTCGAATGCACGCAGGTCATCATTGATGATGGCTTGGCGGGTGAGCGATACCATGCGGCCGTAGGTCACCAGTGAGTACGACACGCCAGCGTCGTTCATCTTGCCGTATTTGAATTCGCCGTGCTCATTGGTCTGCAGCAGCTCAGGCGCGCCGGACAGCTGCACGATGCTGATGTTCTTGAAGTCAGGAGCATTCGGCGCGCGGCGCGCCCACTGCGTGTAGGTGCCGGCGTTCTCGACGTAGGCATCGCGCATGCGTTTGCTGGCGACGTTGCCGAACAGCGCTGCGAAGTCGCTGGTGCCGTGCATGCCCGAACGGAAGGTCAGCATCTCGGTCGCCAGGCGCATACGGTCCATGCCACGCGTCGAAACACCGCGCTCTTCCAGGAAGTCGCGGCCCAGTTCCAGTAGGCTCATGCCGCGGAACTGTTTGCCGTGCTCGGTGATCTTGGTGCCAGCCCACACGCGGTGCATGATCGCTTCTTCCATACCGGCGAAGCGCGTCTGCTGTGCGTCACCGATCAGCTGGATGCGGGTGTTCAGGTGACCGCCGCCTGCGGTGGAGTTGCGGGCCATTTCGTCCAGCACGGCTGCGCGTGCTTGATCGACAGAGCTACCGCCACGGATCAGGCCGGCGGCCAGAACGGTGACGCCATGGCGGGCGCACAGTTCCATGATGTCAGCGGAGCGGGTCATGGCTTCTTGTGCAGCGCGCGAGGCTGCGTCGTCCGTGGCAGTCGGGCCAGCGAGTGCTTGTACTGGCGGCGACACTTGTGTTGGGGCTGGCGCAGGAGCAGCGCGGGTTGGGTCGGCAGGCGCTGGATTCGGGGCGCCCGATTGGGTAGCAATGGTCATGTTGTCGTCCTGGTTGGATGGAGCAGAAAGGGCGGGCGCCCGGGTGATGAATTCGCATGGGTGACCGTCCTGCGGCGCGCTACGCGAACTTGCGCCAGCGTCGAACGGAACGGTCACGAAACTGATCTCGTACGGCTCCCACGCGACGGCGCGATACAGCGGCACGTTGATGCCATCGGTACGGTCGATGGCGCGGGTGATTTCGTATTTTGAAACGCGGTAAGTAAAGCTGACAGAGCGGATGATGCCGGCTTTGATGTCGGCGACGATTCCGGCAAGCTCGGGCCGATTCGACAGACGCAGCGTTGCACTCCCCTCGCCGTTCTGAATGCTGCCGCGAATGGCGATGCCGAGGATGGACTTGAGGCCACCCCGGATATCGTGGTTGTCGATGACTTGAACGACTCCTTTTTCGAAGCGTGTCATATCAACGGACTCGGGCGTGACGACCAGCTCTTCGTCGTACGTGGTATCGTTGTACCAGTCGTAACGCCGACCCATCGCACCTGTCGTCCAGACGACGTCAATGGTGTTGTCGGCTTCGTTGAACGTGGTTGGAACTAGCTCCGCGCCACGCGAGAGTGGCGGCATGTTCCGGGGATCGGTAGCGGAGCGAGCTGCAGTTGGCTGATTGGTTGGCGTCGTCATATCCACATGATGCGGATTTCCGATTCTCAACTCTTTAAAAGCTGAGAATAATTTTCAAGCAGCTACTTGCCGACGGTCACAACGTAATAGCGGCCATCTTGGAGCGCCATTTGCTTCGGCGCCAGACCTCCGTTTTGTTCACCCTCTTGAGCGCCCAACTTAGTTTTCTCCCGCTCAGTCGCGGTACTTTCAATCCGGCCAGATGGCGGCTGGCCAAGATCAGCAACGGGTACTGCCGGCACGCTGGGAAATTTGGATGCGTCGATCATCAGTTGTCCACCCTATTAAATTGAATGCTTCGGTAGAAGCGCTCGCCGTTGGCGCAGTCGATGCGGAAATCGCAGTAATTGACTCCAGCCGGCAACGAGTCCATCCCGCCCAACTTCACCAGTATTAAAGAACCCTGAATTACAGCCGACACCAGCTCAACCACGCCAACCGGAAACGCTTTCACAGCAATAGCAGTAGTGCCGCTGTCGATCAGGTCGTTACCGATATCGGCCACGTAATAGCTTTGGTCGTCGGCGTCCTTGTCGATCCACCAGGCACCGGCTGGTTGCTTGAACCCGATCGTCCTGTCGAACCGCTGGCCGTCCGCACACGTGACGCGGAACGTGCAGAAGTTGACTGCGTTTGTCGCTGCATTGAACCCGCCCAGCTTTATCGGGATTAGATTGCCCTGGATGACGGGATCCTGAAGAACTGTCACCCCGGCGACGATGGCCTCGACCTTCACAGCGGTAGTGCCACGCTCGGCCAGATCGATCGTCATGTCAGCCACCCAGTAGCGCTCGTCGAGCGGGTGCTTCTCGCTCCACCACCGCCCTGCTTCCAGCCACGGGGCATTGGGCACCCGCGCGCTCGGCACGCTGCCGAACGCCACCACGCGGGTACCGCCCGGGAATGCGACCCGGCGGGATTCTGCCACCGTCGTGGCCACCACTGCATTCTGCGCAGGCTGCTCAACCAGCGTGGTGAAGCTCGTCGACAGCGGCGTGGCGCGGTTACCAGCGGCGTCGAAAGCGCGCATTCGCACCGAGTGTGCGGTGCCTGCAGGCCGGCCAGAAACCGCCACCGACCGACCGGCATTGGCGATCACGCTGTAGCTCGTGCCACCGTCGATGCTGCATTCATAGCCAGCGACGCCGACAGCATCGGTCGCCGCCGGGCATGCTAGCGTGGCGCCCGACGTGGTGATGGCTGAAACGGTGATCGCGCCGGTCATTACGGGAGCTGTGGTGTCTTCGTCTGCCGCGACAAGCATCGCCACGTTGATAGCCGCTGCTTCTGCTTTGTAGCCAATTGCGGCAGGGTGCGTGCCGTCCGTGGTGTAGTTCGGCGCTTTCCATATGCCGCTCTCTGGCGATGCAACCGTTTCGACAGCCTGGTTGACGTCATAAATGACCTTCGCGCCCGGTACGCCCGCCAGTCGCCTGGTGTTCTCAGTGATACGAACGCCGTTAGTTGCGACAGGCGTCTGATTGGCAGTTGTCGCCCAAGTATCCGTTGAGGTGGTCACCGGCGACAAAGTGCACAAGGCCACTGGTTTGGGCGAGAACAGCGCCACGACGGCGTTGGTATCGCTGGCCACTGTTGCCGCCGAGCTGCCGTTGGTGATGTCGTTGATGCCCATGTTGACGGCAACGTGCGTGAAATACTGCGCCAGCAACATGCGCTTCGAGCCACCCGCCAGGAAGGCGGACATGCGATCACCAGAAACGCCAACGTGGCCGGTGGCATAGACACCACCAAATGCGCGTCCCAAATGGCCCTGCAACGGCACGCCGACGTCAGCAGTGTCGCCACGGCCAACGGAGATGCTGTCGCCGTAGACGCCGATTGCGGGGTCTGACGACATGCCAATAATGGCAATTGGAACTGTAATCGAGGAGAACGCCCCGGGATTAGTCACCGTCAGCGAGCCGCCCATAGTTACATCGGAAGACGGCGATGAAAACTGCGCCGTGCCATCGCCCGCATACCAGTTGAAGTAGACCACCTTCCCGGGGGCATTCTGATAAAGGCGGACCCAAAACTTAGCCCCTTTTGGGATTGAGATCGGCATCTGATCAGAAACGATATTGCCGCCACTGTTCGAGGTGACCGAGGGAGCGCCGCCGAATAGAACCTGCTGAAAGGTACCGGCCGGGTATTCGATCGAGGCTGCCCAGGTTGTCGATCCAGCTGCAAGTTCAGACTGCCCACCCACGTACCAGTTTGGCAGCACGATTGCGATTGACGACAAACTGCTCATCAGAATGTGTGGCGTACGTGAGCATGAAGTCACGTTTGCCCCGCCTGATGCCAACATGTTCGGGATGTGCGTGCCGGTAGCAACTTGACGCAGAGTCGGGGCCATATTGTTACGTCGCCTTGTTGATTGCTTCTAGCTCGATGGTTTTCATTCGCCCGCGCCGCTCGTACATCACCTTGGTGACGCCGAGTTTGCGGAGCATGTTCAGTGCGCTGTCGTATGTCGCGCGGTCGATCTGCCCGACCGCGCCGCCTACGTACACGGTGGTGTCGGTCAGGTGGTTCACCGTGATGATCCCCAGGTACGCTCGGCGCGCCTCGTAGCCACCCGGCCCGTCATAGACGCGAATGGTCGAAACGGCCGTGGTCATGTGCAGGTGGGTCATGTGGCAGCACTGTCGGCAGGCGGCGTGGGCATGTTCCCCCGCTGCATGAACAGCATGGTGTCGAGAATGCCCAGATCTTTCAGCCTGGCGATATCCTTCGCGAGCTCGGTGTACACCACCTCCGGGTCGTAGCCGCGCTGACGCAACTTCTCGCTGAAGCTGGACAGCCCACCGCTGATCTCGGCCAGGTCGGCCTGCACGTCCTGCTGCGGGTTCACGTAATCCCACTTCGGCGGGCTGAAGTCGACCGCCTTGTCGCGCGACCTGATCCGGCCAGCCAGGTACGCATGCTCGATGAACGCCTCATGGATCGGCACCAGCAGCTTCGGGATCAGGGTCAGCCACTGCATCTGCGTGACCGAACGTCGGAAGTCCAGCATGCGCACACGGGCGCTGCTGAAGTTCACCGAGCTCATGTCACCGGTCAGCATGTGATACGGCACGTCGATGCCGGAAGCGATCAGGTGTAGCTGGAACTTGACGTACTCGACGTAGCCCGGTGCAGCCTTCGGTTCAATGACCGTGAAGGTCATACCCGGCGGCATACCGACGATGCTCCCGCCGCCTAGCTCGCCCAGGTCGTGATGGCCGCTGGACTGGCCCTCGCCTGCGTTGCCCATACTGGCCGGGTTCTCTGCGCCGGTCAGGTCACCACTGGCCAACACCGACAACCGGGTTTCCAGATTCTTGCGCGCCATCTCGGCGTCTTCGTACAACTGGAGGTCGCGTACGCGTGCGATCACTGGCGCGAGGCGCGTAATGCCCCGGCCCTGCCCCGGACGGCCCGGGTTAAACAAGTGAATGATCTGGTTCGCCGGCACGCGCTGGCTTTGCGAACGACCGCGCATGGCGGCGACATCGCCCGGGTGCTGGTCCCACAGGTAGTAGGCAGCGACCGCGCCGAGCACGTCGTACTCGATACCGTTGACAATCGAGTTGCCATTGAGCGTGCCCGACTTCGCGCTATCGAGCCAGTCGATTTCGAGCAGCTGCAACTGCAGCGGGACAGCCATGCCCGAACCGGCGCTCCGGGTGCGCTTGCGCACCAGCACTTCGCCGTCCTGCTCCATCGCCATGTAGGCGGCTTTCACGAATCCAAAAAAGTCGAAGCGCCCATCGGCATCGCACACCTTGAACCAGGCAGTAAGCAGCTCGTTGATCTTCTCTTTGTCGATGCCGGTAGCGCGCGGGATGATGCCAGCGCCGACCGTCGCCACCGCCAGTCCATTAAGCCCGGCCCAGATATACGGCACGTTCTGTACGAGTGCACGCGCCTTGCTGCGCAGCGCTTTGGCATCGGCCTGGTGATCGGCGTTCGCGCTTGCACCCGCCCGGCGCGGACGCCAGGTATCGCGTGGGCTGGCAGCTTCGTAGGCGCGCTGCAGCTGGCGACGCGCAAAGTGACGCGCGATGCCGGCCTGCGGGCTTACGAAGCCGATGACGCGATCAATGAAGTTGGCCATTAGTCGCCCCGACTCGTGGTGAAGCGGAAGCCAAAGATGTAAGGAACGGTGCGCCGGACGCTACCGCTGGTGACCTGCACCGCATGTGCCCGGGCAGCGATCAGTTGCGCCGTGTTCTGGTAGGTAATGCGCCTACCGTCGAATTCGACCGAGAGCGCGCCGGATACGATCGCGGCGTCGAGTGCGTCAATGTCTGATTGGGAGATAGCCATGTCGCCCACGTTAGCGACATAGCTGTTTTAATTCTTTAAAACTTGAGAATTATTTTTTGCTGCCGGCGTTTTTGATAATTCGGTACACCGTCTGTGTGCTGATTCCGAGTTTGCGCGCAACTTCGGCCACGTTGCGCCCCGTGAATAGCACAGCAACCTCGGCGGTGATGCGGTCACGTTCGTACTGTGATCGTCGAGGGATGTAGGTCAGGATGCCAGCAAACTCACGACGCGCGAGTTGCTTGAGCGCAGGTGCACGCTGACGCATCTCTGGAAATTCTCGCTCGATGAAATCGAAGATGGTGTCGATCAGGTCGGCGTTGTCAAGCAGCTCAGCGGTCACCACTGCCTCCCGGCTGGCCGGCGCTGATGGGGTGATGGGGTCGAGGGCGGTTTCGGTTTCCATGGTTCGTGTGCTGGTTGCGTTGTGGTAGTTGGTAGTGGCGTGATTGCGGTAGCGGGCTTCCCCCCATCCGGGGCTGGCTGGTCGACCGGGTCGGCATCGTGAAACAGGTCGGACGTGGCAGGGTTGACCTTCTCGCGTACCAGCTGCCACTGGTGGGGCGTCTTCTTGTGCAGACCGAGGTACTGCGCGGCTGCCAGGTTGTAGACCATCAGGTCACCAGCCTCGTTGCGCGCGCTCTTCTTCTTCTCCCACACGGTGACTTTGCGGCCGCGCTTGTAGACGGTAATGCTGTACTCAGCGGTCAGCTGGTCGTAATAATCATCTGGCAGGCCGTCCGGGAAGTGGGTTGCGCCCGGGCCTTCGGCCAAGCTGTAGCGGCTTGCCAGATAATCCTTGGCCGTGTCGGTACCAATCAGCCACAGCTTGGCGCCGTGCGGCATGACCTTGCCCATCCAGTTCACATCTACCAACGTTGGCTTGGCAGAGAGAATCGGCTTGTTGTAGGTCGAGTGGCCCTTGATCGCGTAGATGTGGCGATGCTGGCGCGTGCGGGTGAAGTTGTAGACGTCCTGCGTATTGGCGCCGCCCGAGTCAATGAACGTTGCGGCGATGCCAAGCATGCGTCCGCCGGCGTGCTGGTACCGGCCTAACAGAAGCGCATCGAGTGAGTCCCACGTTGCCTGCTCTGTCGGCGATCCTGACACCACCTGGTAGTCAACGATCCAATCCTCCATGCCTTCTCCCCAGGCCACGACCTTGAGCTCAAGGCGGTCGGGCTGCGTGTCGACAGCGGCGGTCAGGATCAGGCCCTTCATCGGCACCGTGCCCAGCTTGTAGCACTCGGCCCGCGCCTTGAGTTCGGTCGCCTTGGTCTGTTCCTTCTTGCGCTCCCAGCACCGCGCCAAGCGCGTGTTATAGAACACGATCATCAGCTCTTCGCTGCCCTCGTCCAGCTTGGCCCGAGCAGCGCGGTACTCGCGCAGCAGGGCTATCCAGGTGAGCCAGCCGTACGGCGCGAACATCGCGCTGATCGTGAAACTGACCGTCTCCCCATCACCGGGTACGCCGGCCGACCAAGCGCCGCGCGCGAACATGCGGTTCTTGTCGGTTTCGTACATGACGGCGCCACACGCGCTGCACGGATAAACCGCTTGGCCGGCGTCGTCCTCATCCAAGCGCTCGAACACCAGCGGCTGCTCGTGGCCACAGTGCACGCAGTCCGCCAGCGCCTCCTGGCGCGTGCCCTGCAGGTACAGGTTCTCAATGATCGACTGGCCGGTGATCGTCGGCGAGCTGGGGAAGTAGCTCTTGCGATTGCGCTCGAACGACGTCTGGCGCGCCTTTGCCAGCTGGACCGGATCACCCTCGCCGTTCACGTTGGCGTTGGCGCGGTCGACCTCATCGAACAGCACGCGGCGCGCCGGGATCTCGGACAGATTGGCGGCCGCACCGGCGGTGACGATGTACAGCGCGCCACCGATGTATTCCTTGGTGTCGAGCGTGTTGACCGAATCACGCGAACGCGGCGCGGCCACGCGCTCTCGTACCGGCGGCACGGCAGCGATGGTCTTGCTCACGCGCGCGCTGGTGCGCTTGGCCAGCTTGCCGGTTGGCATGATCCACAGGAAGTTGGCTGGCGACTGATGCACCGTCGAGCAGAACCAGTTCAGGCCGACCTGCGTCTTGAGCATCTGTGATGCGCCCATCAGGGCAACGGTCTTGCACGTGTGATTGTCCGACAGCGCGCGCATCACTTCGCGCGCATGCGGCGTGCGGTCGGTCCTGTACTTGCCGGCCTCGTTCGCGCCCGACTCTTTCGGGATCACCATGTGCAGGTCCGACCATTCGTCGACCGTCATGTTCGGATCCGGCTGCAGCCCACGCGCGATCGCCGGGCACACGATGGTGGCCGCTGAGGCAAGGCCGATCATCCGGCATGCTCCTCGAGCTGGACGTCCAAGCGCTCGTTGAACGTGTGCGCCATACTCTCAAGCAGAATCCGATGTTCGCGCTCGATCACTTCCTCGCACTCCTCGGCGGTACGCAACGGCGCCACGTCGGCAGCGATGCGACGGGCGCAGTTGAGCAGCCCGTCTCGCAGCGCACGCGCCGCCTCGAAGACGGCCGAGTCGACATCGTCCTTGAGCAGGAACTGCTTCGACATCTCGGCCAGCTTGATCTCGGCAGCAGCTGCCTCCGCTGCCTCTCGGCGCGCACGGCTCGTGTCGTAGCCCGGTACCTTGGCCACGGACTCCGGACCTCCCGTACCCGCCGAGATGTTGGGCTGCGCCCCACTTGCCAGGGGGTCAGGGCGTTGGCCGTTCGCACGCGGGCGGGTATGTTTTTTGTAGAGGTGCGTCGCGTACTCCGGGTCGACCTTGCCATCGGTCACCGGGATGCTGCACCTGGTCACCGCCTCGTACGCGGACTGGCGCGAAATGCCTTGCAGCTTTGCCCACCCGGCGACGGTTGTCAGGTTTTGCGTCATATTTTTTCGTTGTCAGGTCAGTTGTCAGGAAATGTTTTTGGGTTCTGCTAGTGCGATGACGTGGCCTGAATTACCCTTGCTAGCCCTGCTCCAGAAAGAACCTAACCCCCGGGGGGGGTATCAGGCTGAGCCCGTGCGCGGGCGGTTGAACTCAGCGTCGAAGTGCCCGGAGAACTTGGCCTCGATGGTGGCCTGACCGATCTCGTGGAAGCGCAGGCGCGTCTTGTATTGCGCCTGCTGCACGAACACGAACATCGGCTTGATGGCGGTGCCGTGCGCGAAGCGGCGCTTGATGTACACACCTGGTGGCAGGCCACGGTTACCGTTGGGCAGGACGAAGTACGTCACGCCCTGGCGCGCGATGGTGCGGTTCGACCGCGTGCTGCCCGATGCACGCGACTCGTGGCCAGCTCCGCGCTGCACCTTCAGCTGCGACAGCATCTGGGTGATCTGGGCACGGCGCACGTTGCCATTCGCATCGAGCGTGGCGCCGTCACCAGGCATGGCGAACCAGCCCTGCGGCATCATGCCGTTGGCCTGCAGCAGGCGCTCCATGCCCTTGAGGCCACGGTTGCCGCCGAAGATTTGCGGGCCGAGGAAGCGATCAGCCGGTGTGCCCTTGCCGAACGGGTTGTCCTTGACCCAGACGCGCGCCTCCAGGCTGGTCTTGGTGGCAGGCTTGAGGAACGTGCCGTTAAGCGCGTACGGCGTTGGACGATCGAACACCGAGCGCATCTCCGTCTTGATCGCAGCCTGGACGTCCTTGGCCGTGCGGGTCAGCGCGATGGCAGCCACGATCGGACCGCGTCGACCCAGCTCGTGGATCCGTGCGGCCACAGCCGGGAAGTCGGTTCGCAGATTCATTCGCATCGTTTCACTCCTTTTTCCGGCTTTGCAGCCTGTTATTCAAACCCTGCAAGTCTGTAACCCGCATGGATACTGACTCTTGGCAAGGTATGTAGGGTTGCAGGGTTGATTTAGATGTGAGCATCAAAAAAAACACATCGGCGCATCAATATCGTTTCGCGCCTACGTGCGCTAAACCCCGCAAACCCTGCATACCCTGCTGAAACCCGCATGGAGACTAGCTCTCCGGCTTGCAGGGTTCGTTCCCTACCCTGCTTAACCCTGCAATGCCCGGTCCGCACGAACGTCGCCGAGCTTCCTAAACTTGGCGATCTGCTCATCCAATGGATGCGGGAAATCGGAGTTGTCCACCACGAACACCATTCGGGTCTTCTTGTGCTTGCTGTCGACCGCGACGCTCTTCTTCGACTTCGTCTCGCGACTACCGATCAGGCCGGCGAACTTGCACAGCGTCAGCGGCTTTTCGCCGCTCTTGTCGCACCACCGCTTGTAGATGATGTACAGATCCTCAGACAGGCACGACGTGTAAGGCGCGTCCAAGTAGCCATCCTTCCAGGCACGGTGGAACGACATCCATCCGGCCAAGCCGAACTCGATCACGCGCTCCTTGGCCAGCGTCATCGGCGGCTTGGTGTGCTCGTTGAAGCCGTCAAGCGGAAGATTCAGCAGGAAGTGATAGAACGCTTGGATGCCACCGGCTGCGATGGAACGCTGCACGTCGGCATAGAACGCTGGGTCCTGCTTGCGCCGCGCCTCGATGACCATGAAGCGCCGGTCTTCCAGCTCGATCGGGATCGGCTGCGGCTCGTTCGAGAGAAACGTCGCATTCATGTGGTTGCGCTCGTCGCGCAGCGGCAGGTTCTTTTCGTTGATCGAGGTGGTCTTGCCGGTGATCATGTACTTGAGCGTGCCGTTGTGGGAGTACTTGTCGTCGCGCGACAGCACCTCCTCGAACAGCACGAACAGCTTGCGGCTGCGCCAGGCAGTGAAGCTCGACTCCAACTGGTGCTGACTGGCCACCGTGCCGTAGTCGCCATAGATTGGCTGCATCACGTCTTGGAAGAACAGCGACTTGCCGGTGCCTTGCTTCTCGCCGAACATCAGCAACGCGGTCTGCATCTTGGCGCCCGGGTACTGCAGCGGGTACGCAAGCCAGCGCAGAATCCATTCCATGGCCTCATCGGCCCTGTCCTCCGCATCGCACAGCGAGGCCAGGAGTGCGAGGATCGGGCCGATGAGCGCGTCGTCCTGCTTGGGTGTCAGCGGCCAGCCGAGGAAGATGTTGACGTGACTGACCGGGTCGGCCTGCTGCGTCGGATCGAACACTAGGTTGCGTGCCTCGATCGTCTTGCGCTGGGCATGCTCCTGCCATTTGCCGGTGAGCTCAGCGGTGTAGTCGGCGCGCACGGCGCCCAATGACATGACCTGCTGGCCAATGCCATCCCAAACCGTCTCGGTGCCGCGCAGGAGCGTGAGGTTGTCGAGCATCTCGCCCAGCTTGCCGCCGCCTGCGCCTTCGACTGCCTTGCCACCAACGAGGGTGGGAAGGGACTCGCGCAGGATGGTGCGGCGCTTTGGATCTTTTTCCCAGGCAGCAGCAAGGTCCTTGCCCACCCATGCGGCAAAGGCTGACTTTTTGAGGCGTTGCTTGCGCAGGCCATCCCAGATGTCCGTCGTCGGGTAGATCAGCTGCATGTGCGCGAGCAGTACTTCAAGCGTCGGCACGCGAATGGAGGTGGCCACGTCGATGGGCGTCTCGACAGCGGGCGCGTCGGGCATTGGCACATCGTCCAAGTACGCCGGCAGCTCGTCGTCCGTGGGGCTCGGCGTCGGGGCCTGCTCCATCGTGAGGGCGAGGGAGCGCGCGGCCCGCACCTGGTCGCGCACGACGTCGAGCGATTCGGCCAGGTACAGGTCGTTGAAGTCAGAATCCTTGCTGTCGGCTGAGCGCGCCGCAAACGTCGGTACGACCACTGAGGCATTGCCGACAACGCGGGCCGCAGCGCGCGATCGCGACACCCCAGCGTTCTCGAACTTGAGCAGGCGCACCATGCGGCCCGCGCGCAGGTCGGCCTCGACGTACGGCGTGCCGGCAGCGTCTTCGCGCCAAGTCGCACGGACGCGCACGGTATCGCCCTTGGTCGACGTGAGCTCGTGGTCCGCGCCGTCAATGACGGGCGCCCACTCGACGCCGAAGTCATCCCGCAGGAAGTCGGCCAGGCGCGCAACAACCCGCATGTCATCATCAGCCAGGAACATCAGATGGGCGGCGGGGAAGTCGGCGCGCAGGCGCTTGGCGACCGGCAGCAGGTTGCCCGCGTTGAACGCCACCATGACGGGCATGTCGAACTCGGTAGCCATTCGAACGGTTTCGCAAGTGGCATAGCCCTCGCCGATCGCGATCAGAGCAGGAGCTTCCGTCGTCTTGCCCAGCAGGCAGCAGCCAGCAGCCATATCAATGCCGGCGCTGAAACGTTTCTCGCCATCCGGCTGGATGCGCTGCAGGCCGGCCATGGACGCGCCCGCCTCGCTGTATTTGTAGACCGGCACGAGCAGCACGCCATCGGCATCGACGCGGGTCTTCTCGCTGCCGACGCGTTTGCGCGCCAGGTAGGCCGAGGGCTGATCGCTGTCCGCAGCTGCGGCCCAGGCCATGCGCGCGCGGCTGGCAGCCATTTCCGATTTACGCTGTTTGCGTTCAGCTTCGGCACGCTCGATGTCGGCCTGCTTGCGCTCGGCTTCTGCACGCTCTTCGGCCGTTACGCCTGCCCAGTCCATCGTGACCGAGATCGCATTTTGGCTCTGGCCCTGCCACACGCCGAAAGCGCCAGTGACGACCCGGCGACCCGAACGCAAGTCGAGCTCGCGCAGGACGTACCAAGCCTTCTTCTTCGGGCCGAAGCGGTTGACCTTGCCATTGAGGACAGGATGCCCATCGGGCAGCGTCGGCAGGCCTTCTGCCTTCATCTGTTCGATGACCTGGTCAAGTGTTGCCATGGTCGTCTCCGTTCGATGCGCGAAGCTGGGCCAGCATGCATTGCAGGCGCGCGAGGATGCGTGCCTTTTCTTCCGGGGTGCGCTCGACCGGCTGGTCGACGCATTTGCCCCACTCAGCCGGGGCGATATGCCCAGGCATTTGCTGATCAGCTGTCATTGGATTGATTCGATGGAGCGCCGGCAGCAGGCCGGCAATAAACTTGGAACATCAAGCCCATCAGCTCTTTCATGGTCTTGTGCATCTGCTGCGAGATATCCTCGAGTTCGGACCGTTCGCGGCGGTCGATCTCGCCATCCTTGATCGCATGGGTGTATGTGCCAGACAAGCGGCCCAGCTCGGTGTACAGCTCGTGGAATTTATCGTGCAGAAATTCGCCATCGACGCCCTCGCCTGGTGGGAGTTCGACGAACACGCCGCCACTTGCCGCTGCAATCGCCTGAGCGAAGTGCGTGGTGCCGGCGTACATCTGGATCAACAGCGCGGTCTCCACGCGCATGCCGGAACCCTTGACCTCGTAGACACGGGCCTCGAGCTGCGATCGGGACATACCGAGCATCGCAGCGGTGGGATTCCAGCCATGCTTCTTGATCATTTCTTGATAAGAGGTCAAGAGTTCCACAGTGTTTCCTTCCAATTCTTGGGTGTTGCAAATTCTGCAATTTCGGTAGGATCGAGTTACCTTATCAACAGAACATTTCCTATGTGCAACTCTTCACGCGTGATTAAGAACCGATTGCTTTCGCGCCGAGCTATTCGGCGCAATTCATCAGTTATCTGTTTCGAACTACGGGTGAATGTGCAACAGGGGCGTCTTCTGACCCTATCGCTCAGCAACCACTGCGGGAAGCTGACGTGGGGTTATCAGCTGGGACCGGGCGCCATCGATGCACAGTCAGGTTCCGTAACGTGCTGACAGTGCCGGTCGTGCAGCCCAACGATCGCCGAGAGCGTAGTGCTCAAGCAGCGCGGCTGACCATTCAGGATGCGGTTGATGGTCGGCTGAGAGGCCTTGATCTCTGCCGCAAGGCGAGTCTCGCTCCAGCCGGTCTGCTGCTTAACTTCCCTGAGAAGGGTGGAAGGGTCTTTGTCCATGACCTACAGTCTATACACGAATGAATAGATGCGCAATACCCAAATGAATAGAAGGTTGTGCTCCGCATATACGCGCGCGTATAGTTTTCCCATGGATATTTCAACTAGGCTCGACCAAGCCATGCAGGTCGCGGGCTTCCCGTCTCAGAGCGCCCTGGCACGAGCGTCCGGAGTTCCCCAGCCAACAATCAATCGAATTTTGAAGAGGTCCGGAAAGAAGGGGCCAGAGACAAACACGATCGCAGCGCTAGCGGCAGCCTGTAACGTGTCCGCTCACTGGCTCACCGATGGGTCTGGGCCGATGCAACGCACCGCTGACCCAACCCCTGCCGAGGCAGAGGTACTAAATATTGCAGTTAGCGATGAGAAAAGCAATTTTGTTGGGGTTCGAGTGGTGGCCCGATATATCCATGCAGGTATCGGTGAGCATGTCGGCGATGTGGAGTACGAGGATCACTCGATGTTAAGTCTTCCCATGAGTTGGGTTGAAGAGAAACGTTTATCGGCTTCAAAGCTGATTGCGATAAGAGTAACTGGTCTCAGTATGTACCCAACTCTGAAGAGAGGCGTCACGGTCATTGTCAACACAGCCGATAAGGACCCTCGCAACCTAATTGATGGAAAGCTGTATGCGGTTAATCACGACGGATGGCCTTGCGTAAAACGTCTTGAGTACACCGATGGCCGCTGGTTCCTGTCATCAGACAACAAGTTGCCAGAATTCCGCAGTCGACCAGTCGATGAAAGCACCGAGATCATTGGACGAGTAGTTAAAATGGAAGAGGATTTCATTTAGTGAAGGTTCATGTGACAGAGATTGAACCGTATGGATCACCCTTGCTCGTAGCGCTCGTCCCATCGGATTTTACTAACTCGACTGCTGGCCCCAGCTTGGTCAAACGATTGCAACGTTATTTCAGGTGTCTTCCGATTATGCTGGTCTCAGTCGAGACGAATGGGTTCCGCGCGCATGCCGCTTTTCAAACACATGTCCTGCTTGCGCTAATTCAACTTGAGTACCTAAACTTTGAGGAATTAGATCTGAACACTCCTCCACCAGAGGTGGCTCTTCCTTTTTAGAGTTGGTTGGAGCAGATCTCAGGAAGTACGAATGCGACTCGGCACGCTTAGATGCCGCGAAATAGGACAAGAGATGGAATTTTTTGTTATCTGGTTTGTATTTGCTATTGCTACCGCCATCGTCGCTAGCTCCAAAGGTCGATCCGGTTTCGGCTGGTTCATTCTGGGGTGCTTGTTCAGTTTGATCGCCCTGATTCTCGTTGCGGTTCTACCTTCGCAAAAAGCTAGCCCTCGCGACCCCAACGCACCGACTCCCGAGACTCACGTTCGGTGCCCGGACTGTCGTGAACTTGTCTACAAGGACGCGCGGAAGTGTAAGCACTGCGGCACGCCTCTCGTCCCAATACTAGATTGAGCAGCACACCAGACTGAGACCCTCGCATCACCTCGCGAGGTTTTTTTTTCGCCTCATCTATTCATTCGCGTATTGTTTTACTTATCCGTTCGTGTATAGTTGCGTCATCAACCTTGATGGAGCGCACATGAACACCTACCAAGTCACCGTCCGTACCGCTGATACTTCGCACGTGTTCGGTGCGATCGCTGTGTCGTCCGCCCAAGCCGCTGAGGAAGCTGCAATTCAGTTTGCGGACGTCCCTTGCGGCATCACTGTCATGGGTCAGACGCGCTAATGTCTACGGCCACCCTTCCAGCAGGCGAAAGACTCGCCCTTGTGGACGCTTTGATCCGTGAGGCGTTCCCTTCCACACGCACCCGCCGCAGCGTCGCATACATGCTTGGCGCTCACGAACTGTTGCTGGCCCGTGCTGGCATCGGAAGCTCCACATGCCCATACGCGACCGGCACAGCCGAATTCGATGCTTACTTCGCTGGCGCCGATGAAGGTCGCGCAATCTGGACGCGCCACCAAGCCGAGGCCGCGCAATGATCACCGCCGCCACCCTCCGCACGGCCATCGCTAGCTGTGTCACGCAGGCGAGCGCAGACGCCCCGGCTGATGCAGACCTCCGCATCGCTGCATTCGTCGCGCGCCTGTCTGGCAGCATGGAATCGCTCGGTGACCATGAGCTCGACGCGATGATCTGGGGCCTGCTCGACATGCCACCAGGTGCGCAGCACATCGAGCCCGTCATGCAGCAGCCAACCCTCGGAATGGCCTGACATGGGCTTCCTCGCGCTCTACCGCTACTACCGCTTCCTCGGCAAGCCACGCCTGCAAGCCGTGCGCCTCGCACGCCGGCATCGGATGCCCCGGGGCTGACCATGCAACGCATCTCGCCCGATCAAGCGTCCCTTGAAATTGCGCACCGCGCGCTTCGAACGGATGCCCGACTGGACGAGATGCTCGAACACCCGACCCTCAAGATCATCTTGGAGGCCGTCGCCCGCCGGCACATGCAGCGCCGCGCGAGGATCGATGTGAAGAAGCTGCAGGCCAACGACCACGATTGACCGCCCGATGACCACACTACACAGCCAGACCCCGACCAACGCCTTCGTTTCGCTCAAGGTCGCCGCCGAGAAGAAGATCCACGGCGACGATGTGTCGAAGGTGACCTCATTCGCCGTCGCCCCGCACCTCTTGGAGATCGAGGAAGGCTTCAACGCCCGCCCACTGAACCCGGACCACGTGGCGGAGATGTCGCTGGCAATGCGCAATGGCGCCACGTTCCCGCCACTGGAGGTTCGCGTGGACGACGGCCGCATCCTCATCGTTGACGGCCACCACCGCCACGCTGCGGCGCTCAAGGCGATCGCCGAAGGGTTCGAGATCAAGGCGCTGGACTGCCGCCACTTCCGTGGCAACGACGCCGACCGCGTAGCGCATATGCTCAACAGCGCATCGGGCCTCGCACTCACGCCGCTGCAGCTCGGCATCCAGTACCGCAAGCTGATTAACTTCGGCTGGAGCGAGGCGCAGATAGCCGGGCGCCGTGGCAAGTCAGTGCAGCACGTCAAGGACATGATCCAGCTGGCCGAGGCCAACAGCGACGTGCACCAGGCGATCAACGCTGGACAGATCACCGGCACGGCTGCGCTCAAGATGGTCAAGCAGCACGGCAGCAAGGCCGGCGAGGTCATTCGCGAAACCGTGGAGCAGGCGAAGGCCGAGGGCAAGACCAAGGTGACGCCGAAGGCGCTGGCGGGACGCGGCGCGCCGCGCAAACCAGCGGACAAGTTCATCGCCGCCTGGCTTCTTGCGAACGCTCAGGTAGCCGGATGGCCCTTCCCTGGGGAGACGCACCGCACCTACTCCATGACCTTCCGAGTACCGAACGAGGTCACGCACAGCGACGACCTGCACACGCTGCTCGCGAATGCATCTTCTTACAACACCACCACCTGAAAGGACCACCATGGATCGCAAGACCATTGGCCCCGGCTCGTTTGTCCAGTTCGACAGCGAAGCCGGCCCGCAGCAAGGCATCGTCGCCCAGATTCTCACGGACATCGGCGACGGCGCCCGCATCGCCTTCGTGCGCGTCACTGGCACCCTCGATAGCGCGCCATGGCGCGTCCCAGTCAACGATCTACAGCACGTGGAGGCCGCGTAATGTGGTTCAAAAACTTACAGGTCTATCGTCTGCCTGCTCCATGGTTCTTCACGCCCGAACAGCTTGCAGCCGCTCTTGAGCCACAAAGCTTCGTACCAGCTGCCAGCAACGAGCTGCTGCGTCAGGGTTGGGACGCACCGCGCCCGAACGGCGGCCTGGTCCATGTCGTGAACAAGCAGATGCTGATCATGCTGGGCACCGAAAAGAAATTGCTGCCGACATCGGTCATCAACCAGGTGGCCAAGGCCAAGGCGGCCGAGATGGAAGAAGCGCAGGGCTTCCCGCCAGGCAAAAAAGCCATGAAGGAACTGAAGGAGCGCGTGGCCGACGAACTGCTGCCGCGCGCCTTCACGCTGCGCAGCAATGTCTGGACCTGGATCGACCCGGTCAACGGCTGGCTCGTGGTCGATGCGGCCAGCCCAGCCAAGGCCGACGACGTCGTCAAGCTGCTGCTCAAGGCCGTCGACAAGATGCCGCTGGAATCGCTGCGCGTGCAGCGCTCGCCGGTGGCTGTGATGACCGGATGGCTGGAAGCCGATGAAGCGCCGCACGGCTTCACCATCGACCAAGACACCGAGCTGCGCGCCACCGGTGAGAGCCGCGCCGCAGTGCGTTACGTCAAGCACACGCTGGACCCAGACGATACCGGGCGACACATCGCAGCCGGCAAGCAGTGCACGCGCCTGGCCATGACATGGAACGACCGCATCAGCCTCGTGCTGACTGAATCGCTGACGATCAAGGGCATCAAGCCGCTGGCGGTGATCGCTGAAGGCTCCAACGCTACCCACAATGATGACGAGCGCTTCGACAACGACGTCACGTTGATGACAGGCGAACTGGCACAGCTACTGGCGGCGATCGTAGACGCACTCGGCGGAGAGGCCGACATAACGAGCAAAGCACTGGACTCCGCTTGCGATAACGCTGCCATCCGGGCCATCGATGTGCAGCCAGTTGCTGACTATCACCCCGACGACGGCGACGACCCGCTCTACGAGAGTGCCGTGCAGATCGTGCGCGCGAACCAGCGTGCGTCGATTTCGCTTGTGCAACGTCACCTGCGAGTTGGCTACAACCGCGCAGCCCGCCTCGTTGAGGCGATGGAGACGGCAGCCGTCGTGTCGCCGATGCAATCGAACGGCAACCGGGACCTGTTACAGCCATGACCCGTACCGCCATGCGCCGCCACCAGCGCCCTGTCGTCTTTCAACCCAAAGCCAACGTGCCGATGGTCACCGAGACACGCGACCGGCTGGCCCTGCAGATCCGCATGGCGGGCGAGTCGCTGATTGAGCACCCGAGCATTGACGCCTACAACACGCTGTCGAAGATGCTGGCCTCGCTCAACCGCGCCGGTATGGCCCCTGCCCTGCTCGATCGCGGTACCAACGTTATGAACACCATCTGCGACCGCTATGAGCAATCGCGCCACCTCACCGTGGAGTCCGAGGAGGCCAAGTCGCTACGCCAGAACATCGCCGATATCGACGCGGCGCTGCATCGCCTGGCGGTGCAGCGGTTCAACAAGGCAGTGGCAGAGGTGGAGACGTTCTTCACCGTAGCCGAGGCCCAACCAACGAATGAGAACTAGTACATGAAGCGCGACGATTTCACCTTCTCCCTGGGCTTCGGCCACGAGCGCATCGCGGACAACTTCGCCGGCGGCGGCGGCGCAAGCGAAGCAATCCGCCAAGCCTATGGCCGCGATCCCGACATCGCCATTAACCACGACGGCGAAGCACTGGCGATGCACGCAGCGAACCACCCGACCAGTCGCCACATCCGCGAGGACGTGTTCCTGGTCGACCCGACGAAGGAGATCGGTGACGGCCCGCTCGGCGCGGCTTGGTTCTCGCCTACCTGCACGCACTTCTCCAGGGCGAAGGGTTTCAACATCCTCGACCAGACCACACGCGGGCTGGCATGGGTTGTTTTGAAGTGGGGCGTGCTGCTGGCACCGCGCTCGATCTATCTGGAGAACGTCGAAGAGTTCCAGGGCTGGGGGCCACTCGACGAGAAAGGCCGGCCGATCAAGGAACATAAGGGCCGCACTTTCGCCGCGTTCGTGCTGGCGTTGACCACCGGCTTGCCGAAGGACCACCCCGACTTGGCCGAGATCCGCGCCACGCTGGGCGTCGACTTTCCGCTCGAGAGAATCTACGCAGGTCTCGGCTACAAGGTAGAGTGGCGCGTGCTGCGCGCCTGCGACTTCGGTGCTGGCACCATCCGCAAGCGCCTGTTCATGGTGATGCGCCGCGACGGCATCGCGATCCGTTGGCCAGCACCCACGCACGGCGACCCGGCCGCGAAGGAAGTCAAGTCGGGCAAATTGCTGCCGTTCGTGACCGCAGCCGACTGCATCGACTGGTCGATACCATGCCGGTCAATCTTCGACCGCAAGAAGCCGCTTGCGGTCAACACGCTACGGCGAGTGGGCCGAGGGTTCGAGCGGTACGTGAAAGACGCCGCACGGCCGTTCATCGTCCCGCTGACGCACCAGGGCGCCGACCGCATCAATTCCGTCGATGCACCACTGCCGACGATCACGTGCGCGAACCGCGGCGAGCTTTCGCTGGTGTCGGCCTCGCTCGTTCAGATGGGTTATGGCGAGGCGCCTGGACAAGCTCCGCGCGCGCTGGACATCAAGGAGCCGCTGGGCACGATTGTCGCCGGCGGCATCAAGCATGCGATGGTCGCAGCGTCACTCGTCCAGTACTACAAGAGCGGCAGCCAGAATGTCGCCGTCGACCGACCCATGCCGACGATCGTCACGAAGGATCGCGTCGGCGTCACGTGCGCCTACCTGTGCAAGCACTATCAGGGCGTCGTCGGCGTGCCCGTCGACCAGCCAGCACCGACCGTGACGACGTCCGACCACAGCTCGCTGATTACGGCGCACCTGGTGGGCATCGACAACCAGAGCAACGGCGATCGCGACACCTGGGATGTAGCGCGCCCGCTCGGCACGGTCGTCACCGAGAACCGCCATGCGGTCGTGACGAGCAACCTGGTAAAGCTGCGTGGCACCAGCACCGCGGCCGCGACCGACGAACCGCTCGGCACCGTCAGCGCGGGCGGCCAACACCACGCGGAGATGCGAACCACGCTCACGCCGGCTGGCTTGACCGACGAGCGCCGCCAGCAGATCCGCGCCTTCCTGCGCGAGTACTGCCCAAGCCTCAAAGATGCCGAGTACCCCGAGCTGGTGACCATCAACGGCGAGCTGATGGAAGTCGCCGATATCGGCCTGCGCATGCTCGTGCCGCGCGAGCTGGCCAACGCGCAAGGATTCCCGCCCGACTACATCCTAGACCCGTTCTACACGAAGGTCTGCAAGCGCGGCCGCACGACCACGAAACGCCTGTCGGGCAGCGCCCAGGTGCGAATGATCGGCAACAGCGTGTCGCCGCCGCCGGCCGTGGCCGTGCTGCGTGCGAACAACGCTCACGAGCAGCTGATGGCGAGGGCAGCATGAGCAGCTGGGGAACCCCAAGCCGGATTAGCTCCGACCTCTATCGCGAACGCACGGCAGCGACAGCGCCTGTCTCGCTTCGCCGCCGCCGGTGCACGTGCGGCAAGGTCGTCACGACCAAGCAACTGACGCAGTACGGCGCATGCGCCGCGTGCGTGCTATGTACCCCGAGCCAGGCGAAGGAGGCGCGGTGACAGGACCTGTACAGAACAACCAGGACGAGCCGAACGATGTCGAGGCATACCGGCATCACCTGCTTCTGCTGAAGTCAATGCACTGCTGCCGCCCAGTGGTCTACCGAGGCCTCAACCAATTCATTACGTGCCTGACAGCGAACCGCGACGGCGGGCACATCTCGATGACGGTCTACCTGGCCGGCAAGCCGGGCGCCATCGACAGCAGCCAGATCCAAATCCAACACGCAGCCCAAGAAGGGAAGACAGCATGA